TCAATACCTTCGTCGGTTTTAAAGTATGCCGCTAAAGCTGAATATGGATTTTCATCAAATGGAACTGTTATTAACTTTCTGTCATTTGATGCCCATTTAAATGTTCTTTGATCATTTGATAAAACTATAATACCATTTTCAACGGCTTTAATACCTATGTTTCTAATATTAATATTTTCATCATTAGCCAATTCTAAGAACAATTCTGGGTTGCTTCTAGCAAATAATAACAAATCTCTTTTAAGTTCTTTAGAAGTCATCTTAGATACCCTATCGCCAAGTTCAGTTCTTAGTATTGCTTCAGCATGATCAATATCTATACCCTGTGCTGTGGTTAAAGCTTGAATTTCAAATTCAATTAAATCTAAATCATCTTCAGCTTCTTTTACAGGATTATATTCTGTAAATTTAACCCCATTATCAGGATGAATAGCTAAAAACTTTTGTAGAGTTTGTTTTTCTTTTGGAACAAACAACTTGCCATCTCTAAAAGAAATATGAGATAACCTTTGTGTTCCCTTCATTTCATCTACAAATACTGTATTTTGATTTTCACAGTATTTAATTTCTCTTTCATAACCTTTTTCTTTGTCAAAGTATAAAACTCCACGAGATTTTAACATAAAAACAATTGGTGTATCGTTTATGGATAGTTCGTAAATTTTATCTTTAAATTCTATAGTTGGTTTTACTTTTGTTGGTTTTTCTTTAATTTTTGTCATGATATAATATAATATAATTAATAAAAGCAAAGAATACCCCCACTATTACCGTGGGGATATGCTTTACGTCAAATTTATGAATCAAATCTGATAAAGTTGTTAGCAGCTTGTACTACTAAACATCTTTCTGAAAGATAGTGAATTTCCATTTTGTCATCACCGATTGTAGATGCTCCACCTACTGAACCAGTAACCCAAGATTTTAATTTTCTATCGTCAGCTTGAGAAGCTCTATATCTTACGTGTAAGAAAGGTCTTCTAACATTGCTTCCTAAATTTTGGTCATACACTGAAGATGTTCCTGCAGGAATTAACACTCCTTTTAATGATCCTACAGAACCTCTTGTAGATTTATCGTTAAGATATTTCCAGTCAGTTTTGTAAAAGTCATAAGAACCTCTTCTAAATCCTGTAAATCCAAGATTTAAAGCCATGTCTTCAGAGTTATTAAATACTCCAAATCCAAGTCCACCAGATACATGCGGATTTAAACCAGCTAATAGGTCATCGATTACTAAATTTGCATCTCTATTTAAGAAAAGCATATTTTCTTCGATAGCTCCTTGCTTGTCTAATTCCTTTAATAAGTCATCAAATTCACTTAATTCTGGGCTAGCATTAAATTGATTTGTAGCTACAATACCTCTTTCACCAATAGCAGAAAGTAACCCTTGAGAACCATCAGGAATGTCAGAATCAGCACCTGAAGCAGATTTTTCAGCTTCAATTGCAATCATTTCTAAATAGTCATCAAATCTTGCTTTTGTATCAGCAGAAGATTTTAAGTACCATAAGTATCCAGACTCTCCACCTTCACCACTTACTTGTACCCACCCGATTTGAGCAGTATCAGATCCGTTAATTTCAAAGTGATCTTTGATAATCATTGGCTTGTTAGTGAAAGTTTTGAAACCAGGCTCAATAGATTCAGTCATACTAGCAGTTCCTTTTTTGAATTCAGAACCGTATACGAAGAATTTAATTACTTGGTCGTCTGTAGTTGCGATACCAGATAAATCGTCAACATTTTCAGCGCCATAAGGCTTAATTGTTAATTGAGAAGTTGAAGTTTCAACACCAACTTTAACATAAGCTTTAAAAACAACGCTGTTTACTTCACATACTAATGTTGCACCTTTTCTTACAGCGTGAGCTTCGGTAGCTCCAGAATCAATACCAGTAATTGTGTCAACAACACCAGTAGTAGGATTAATTTGTCCGTTGTAAGCCAAGTGTAATCTACCTTGCTCAGACCAAATTACTTGATCAGATGACATAGGCATTTCAGCACTAATTTGTGAAAGGAATCCAGAAATAGTTCTGTTTCCGTATCTCTGTACTTCACTTTCGTAAAGCTCAGGTAGATATTGTTTAGCCCATCCATCATTTTGAATGTCTAAATAACTCCCTGCAGTTGTCATTTTTGTTGCAGATGGAGTTAGGATACTGCCGGCCAATGGGCCAGCAAAAGTATTATCATTTGCCATTTTAATTTTTTTTTGTTAATTAATAATTCTTAAGTTTAAATTTTAGCTTAGAATTATCATCCCCAGAAATAGCTTTTACTTTTATTCCTCCGGCCTCAACATATCCACTAGAAGTTTTTCTAGGGTCCATGCTAATATTTTTAGCTTCGGCACTCATTTGTTTGATTGCATCGGCTTTACCTTGTTCATAAAAATGATTAGCTATTTTGTCAGGATTAGAAGCTGCAAATAAAGCTTTATGGTAACCCCCAGCGTCTTGTAACATTTTATTGTCACCAATATATTTATTAAAAACATTTAATAAATCACTTTGAGTTTCTTTTACTTTACCAACATCTTTTACATTGAAACGGTATTTTTTGTCTCCTACATTGAAATTAAAACCTTTAAATTCTTGACTAAAGACTTTATTAGTTTCTTGTTGAAAATGTTGTGTTTGCCGCTGTAATAATTCTTCAGCTGATTTTTGCTCTTTATTGTATCTGTCAAAAAATTCAATAGCTTTTTGTTGTTCAGGAGCTAATCTGGAACCCAACTTGACTTCCTTATAGTATTTCTCCTTAGTTTCATTTAAAAACTTATTGGCATTTGCGACTTCCTCTTTAAGAGCAAGTTTTTTTCTTTTAATATCTCTTTCCTCATCTACTTCTTCGTCATATGAAAATTTATCATCTAATAAAAACGATACTTCATCATAACTTAAATGAGGTTTAGTTTGTTTGTAATATTCTCTTAATAATGTATTTTGATCTACATTTGAAAAGTCAGCATTCAATCTAACATAATCTTCGAGAGTTCCACCAGTTTCTTCCATAAATTTTACCAGCTCTTGTATGTTTTCTGGTAGGTTTACTTCTGGTTCTTTTGTTTCTTCAACCGGTTCAACTTTTTGTTCTGGTTGTTTTTCTTCAGCCACTGGGGCTGGCTTTTCTGAAACTTCTTCTTCAATAACTTCTTCAAGCACAGGCTCTTCTACTTTTTCTTGCTGTACTTCTTGCAGTTCCACTTCGGCTTCTTCCCCATCTTTTTCATCTTTGCTGCTTCCGCGTAACACGCCATCTTCTGTTTTTTGTTCTTGAACGGCATCTGTTTCTTCTTTTTCTTTGTTAATTTTTCCTAAATTTACGGTGTAATCACCATCTTCATTAGTGGGTATTTTTTGTACCTCTGCTTCTTTTTCGGCAATAGACTTTTCTTCAACGTCTAAAGCTTCTGCTTTGATTTTTTCTGACATAATAAAATATAATTGTTAAAAATTTATCTTGGATCAAATTGTTCTAATCCAAATCCACCTAAGTTATCAAATCCTGCGGATTCAAAGTTTTTTGGTGGTTTACCAGATTTTCTCTGATCTATTAATTCACTTTGCTGTGATGCTTGTATTTTTGTTCTTTCGTCTTTACGATCTTCTTTATACTTCTCTTTATTGTTAATCACCTGGTTATCCTGCTGTTTAAGCCGCATATTAAGTTGAAACTCAAACTCCATTAACTCTTTTTTAATTTGTGCTTCTCTTTCAAGTTTTGCAATATCAAATTGTGATTGTGCTTGCGCAATTTGTACTTTGCTTTCAGCAATTCCTTGCTGTTTTTGTATTTCTGCAGCGGCTCCTGCTTGAGCCGATTGAGCATTAGCTTGAGACTGTGCCTGAATATTCTCCATTTGAATTCTTCTATCCTTTTCAAATTTTTTCTTTCTTCTTACTTTTAAAACTTGATTTGCTAATTTTAAATTTTTAATTTCTCTTACGTCAATTGCATCTTCTAATTCTATTTGTTTTTGAGAAATAGCCATTTGAATATTATTTTCTAGCAATTGTTTTTCTTCTTCGTCTGGTGCTAATTCTAAAAATATACCAAAGTCATGTATATGTAATTCTTTTAAATCTTTTAAATTAGCAACGTTCATCTTACCCAACGCCTGCACAAACTGCTTATGTGTGTTGGCATATTCTAATACATCAGAAATTCTCAACGAAGCGGCTTCGGCTGTTTTTAATGTAAGGTATAGCCCAGCCTGTAGTATATGTCTTGTAGCAGTGTTGCTATTTGCCGCCGCTAGTTTTTGTAAACCAACTAAAGCATTTTTATCTGGTGTGCTACCGTCTCTTGCTTCATTCAATCCCGTAACATCTCTCATCATTTGTAAATAATAATTATAAGATTGTATTAAGCTTTGTATTTTTGAACCCCCAGCACCAGCTCTTAATTCTTGTATAGGTACTCTACCATTATTAAATTCACCATCTTGTGTCATTGATCTACCAATAACAGAACCTGTTTGGAAGTACATATTTAAAGCTTCCTGCGGATTATAATTAGTTCCATTACCTAAATCAACTTCTGCTAAACCATCAGCATCTAAATAAACGCCGTCTGGTACCATACGCGATAATACTTGCTGAAGTTTTAAATGAGTAATTTGAATCATATCAGCAAATGATGTCATTCTACTAACTAGTGATTCAGTTTTGCCCTTGTAAATTCTAGGGGCTACAATATTATAGCTCATTTGAACTTTAGTAATATCAGACTTAGGCCTTGTCATATTAACAGCTTTTTGCCATTTTAATAATTTATCATGCCCCACAATCTTAGCGCCCTCATATAAACATTCTATGGCTCTGCTTACTTTTTGAAATCTAGCTCTAGAATCTTTAGGAGGGTTAAAACCATCTGTTTTTTGTATTGCTTTTTCCGCTCCACTTGAAGTTTCTTTTATTTTATATACTTGATTTTCAAATGTTTTATACTCAAAATATAAAACATATACAAAATTTTTATCAGAAGAATTCACACCAATTTGATTATATAACAATGAACTGTTACCTTTACCCTCAAGCTCCTCAATATCTTCTGTTGTTAATTCTGGGAATTGCTTTTTTAATTCTACTAAACTAACTCTTCTTACTTCGCCAACATAATATAAATCATCAAAATATGGCGAATCAGTATAAGAGTATATTAAATCAGATGGATCAACGTATTCTAATTTAATTCCTTCTGCGGTATTAAAACTGTTTTTTACAGCGCCTATACCTAAAACGGCTATATCATAATCTAGTCTTTTTTTAAGAAGATGAAATTTATTAAGTTCCATCACATTATTTATAGCTTGCTCTTGTGCTATTTCTATAGATTGTTTATAATCCAATTGCATATGTATTTGCAATTCTTCATCATTTTCCGGCAGTGTATCAGGATCTGTATTAAATGTGCTTACGCCTAATTTTTCTAATAATTCAGATTTAAACTCGTAGGCATACATGTCGTTCAGCAATCTCTGCATATATTCAGTTCTTTTTTTAGAAGAAGCTGGATCTATTGAATAAGCCTTTAAATCATATGTCCTTTCAGCTATACCATTAACAACTATATCCACAAACTTTGGAATAATAGGCACTGGTTTCCAATCTAAATTTAAGTAAGACAAATCACCGTTAATGGATAATTCATCTTTATATTTTTTAATGCTTTGCTCGCCTCTTGCATATAACCTAAGGTTATGATAGTTATCTCTATTTGAGAAATAGCGAGATCCTCCTGAATCTTTTTTGAACCATTCTGACTCAACAGCTTTAGCAACTTGAAGTCCATAATCTAAACCTCCCTTTTCTGCGTCGCTAACTGCTTGACTCGGAAAAATACCTTTTGGTGATACTCTTGCCATCTATTGTATTATTTTTGAAAAATTTCCATTATTGTTATATTTAGAAAAACTAAAACTAACTTTACTTTTTAATTGTTTAACTTGATTTGGTGCATATCTATGTTTGTTACATGCCATAATTGCTAAACCTGAACTAATAGCCGCATCAAATTTTGTTCTTTTATTTATATCAAACTTAGCCCAATCATTTAATGTATTGTTAAAATACATATCTCCATAGCTTCCGTTTTCTTGCTCACCCACATAAGTATTAATATAACTTTCTATTGCGGATGCGTGTGCTTGCCTAATATCTTCACTTGAGTTTGGTATACCACCTATTTCTTTTTCTGTAACTGATAGTTTATTCCAAACTTTATCGGGCCTATTCATTGAATATCCCCTGTACCCTCTTCTTTTTAAATAATATAGTAATCTTGGTTTGTTATTTTCCGCAAGTATTGGCATACCATAAAAATGTAATGCCATTAATATATCTTCAAAAAACATCTCCGCTGTTTGCGGCCTAGCTATATATTCTAAAAAAAACATATTAGCAGGAATTTCTTCCATGCTAAATTTCGTTAATCCATGTAGAGAGCCTTTAGAGCCTTGCCCATCTGTTGTTCCTGATATATCATATGAGTCACAACCAAAAGCTCCCAAATGATCATTACCGGGATACTTAATTCCATTTTTTGTTATTACTTTATTTTGTAAACGTATAGGTGGAACCCAACTGACATTGAATCTTCCGCTTGGATTGGGTATAAATTCTACTTTAGTATCTTTTACACCATTTTGCCATTGGAAACTACCTTTAGTAACCAAGGCACTATATTTTGCCTCTTCGTTAAAATCTACTTGTTCGTATATTTTTGCTAAATTAAATATACTATTTTTAGTTTCATCTCTAAAAGCATGCTCTTCTGTTCTTGGGAACTGACGGTAAAATTCATTTAAACCGTCTTGATCTCCTTTTAATCCCTCAACCTCATTTTCCCAATGTTCAATAACCCCGACGTCGATATAATCTCCCTGGTGGTCTTTGACAGGTTTTGAGGGTGTGTTAAAGACAGGTGCTCCATAAGAATCGATGAATCCTTCGAAATTCCATTCCATAGGTATGAACAAAGAATATAATCCCGAGCGAGTCTGTCCATTCTTATTTCGTTTTGTGACATCTGAGTCATTGTATAACTTTTTAAAATTTTCACCGCCTTTGTCAAGAGCATTGCTCGTTGACCCCATCATGCATTTACCAATTATTCTCGAACCAAGCCTGAGCGTTGTTTTTGTAACCCTCCAGTTGTTGAGAATATTTTCTGGCCTCTCCCATTTGCCGGCCTCATCGTGGACGAGAAGTGTGAGTTTCTCTCCATCATATGAATTGTCCCCGGTGTTTTTCCAATCGATTGTAGTGTCCAGCCCCTCCATTTCCTGTGGTCTGTCCTTTGATTCGAATCTTTTACGCGTGAATTTTGATGCCGGTACCCTGTATGCCAACTCTGTTTTTGGTCGATCCATTCCATCCTGTATAGGTCTGAAAAAGAATGGATAATTGATGGATATGGGGACCACTTTATCTGTGAACATCTTTTTCGCATCGGCTCCAGATTTGGACAATATCCCATAGCGTGAGTCTGAAGATATGGTGGCCAAATTAACCGTTTCTGCGGATGCCATAAACGAAAAACCGCTACGTCTGTTTTTGAGATAGCACATTCCATAACACCTATTGTCTGCTTTACAGGCTTCCCAATAAATAAAGAATAATCTATTTGCTTCCCTAAATTCTGGTCGCCCAACATCAATCTTGGTCCACTGCAAGTACATATAGTGAGTGCCAGTAATATAAGTAGGAATACCTTTGTTATTGAACCAATAACCTTCGTCGCGTTTGGTAAATTCTCTATCAATATATGCATGCCACTTTTGTTTAAATTCATCTGGATAATCTCTCCAATCAAATATACTCTTTACTGATTTAAGTTCCTTAGGATAATCCTGAGGCACCCATTTATCATGCTGAGTGTCCACTTCTTTTGCTTTTGGTAATGCTATTTTTAAATTCTGTATGCTATACACATCCCCAATCTGGCCAGTTTTAGATATAACAATAACATCGTGTTCTTTATTATATCCATATTCCCATTTTTTAGATCTATTTAATCTACTAATTGTGGTTTTTTTAATAGGCTCTACAACCTTAAATAAAGTTTGTTTGTACATTACTTAGATCTTCTTTCTGCGAATCCTTTAAACGTATCAACTTTTTCTTCTTTAGGTTTGTTTTCTAATAAACCTTTTTCTTCTTCTATTCTGTTTAAGATCTCAAATGCATCGAATATTGCGAGCTTTTTAGTGGCTGCAGCGTTCTTGAGTCGATCGGCTGAAACATCATCATCAGTTTCAACAATCGGCTCTTTTGCAACCTTAACGAGTTCTTTGACTGCATCATAACCAGCTTGGATTATATTCTTTTTCGTTTCCTTGACGTTCATATTTAATAGATATTGAATTGGTTAATACTCTATACATTCTTTCACCGTCTACAATAAATTCATATTCACTACTAGGTGTAAACCCAACTAAATCTTCTTTTTCTATTAAACTGCTAATGTCTTTATCAACGTATTTTATAATGCCCTTGAAGGGCTGTTCTTTTTCGTTACTTAATATATTAGTAGATTGAATTGGTTTAACAAAACAATACCCCTTTGGAGCATTCCATTTGTTATCTCTTTTATACAAAAATATTTGATC